CCTAATCGCCACCAGTGGCCGCACAGGAGCCCGATGGACTATCGAAGTGGAAGTCAAGCACAACTGGGATAAAGGGCCATTCAAATACTCGACAGTGCACATTTCAGCTCGGAAAGCAAAATACAACAACCCACACCACATGCACGTAACCATGAACAGTGCATGGACACATTACCTGATCATTCCACCCAGCGCCTTGGTGGAGGCCAAACGAGTAATGAAATCCACCATCTACTCAGAGAACGAAATGTTTCTAGAGATCCCAATCAGCGAATGCCAAATCATAGAAAGAGAAATATCATGAGCAAAGAACAGCACCAACTAGACGAAATGGTCAATGCCATCGCCCAAGTCATCAACGTTGAAAGCGTCAAAGCACGCAAAGAAGTTATCAAGATTATTGGTGACGGGGTAGACGCAAACAACAACCCATCAGACATCCTCATCAAAGTATTGGAATGGTGTGGTAACGAATGAAAGACCTAATCGGTTACTTGCTGCTTATCCTGTCGGCTCTAGGAGCCCTTTACGCCATCGGACTAGTCATCAGCTACTTCATCATGCCTAAAGACCTGAACGACGACCTAGACGACATCAACTGTGACTGCTACCGGTGCGAACGATGAGCCAATGCCGATGCTCAAACCCAGACTATTTAGTGATCACTAGACCGCTCTTGGCTGACTTTGAAGAGATGGCTGCAACATCAGAGAGAGAGACCATCATCGCCTATGTCAACCAGTTAGCCGTCGAGTGGGAGAAGCCTGTGTCAATCAATTTACGCAAGACACTGTTCGAGTTAGTTGACGCACTAAAGAACCAGGAACATCATGGCTGAGTGGCACGATTCTAAAGAGTGGAAGAGCGCTAGAGCGTATGCCAAGACCATCCTTGAGCCACGCTGCGTGACTTGCCATAAAGAGCTTGAAGGAGCCGATTGGACTATCGACCACATCAACGCACCGGCACACACTGGTGGCATACCTGATCACTCGATAGATAACCTGCAATCTATGTGTCGTAGTTGTAACGGCCGTAAGCAAGACAAGACACTAATCAGAGTTGAATGGAAGAACCCAAGATGGTTCGCTTAGGTAAACACAGGAAGCCAGCACCACGGCTCCAGTATTGGCAGCATAAAGCCAACATCATGGCCCACATTAGGCACGCTAGATTGTGGTTGATTGAAGCCAAGGCCGAAGTGTTAGACGCTTGGCAGACCTACAAAACGAACTAATCTCTAATAAATGGCTATCGGTTTTTTCTGATAGACCGAGTTTCATCCCGCACAAGCACTCGAAGTTTTACCGAATGGCTTGAAAGTTTGAACCGAACCGACCAAGAAGGAATCTAATGATTTATGAAACAACCAAGAAGTGGATTGAGACGCTCGAGCTTGATGTGGAGTCTCAGGTTCATGCCGACCTGGCACTCGCTCTTGCTTCTCGTTATGACGACAAAGGCGAGACGTCGACCGCCGGTGAACTTCGCAAGACTCTGAACGAACTGAAGGCCATGATTGGCAAGCCAGTCGAAGTCAATCCACTGCGTGAACTTCTGAAACGCTAATGCTCTACCCTGCTCGCTGGACTAAGCCACTTTCCGAAGACTTCGAGACGGACGCCGACCGACTTCTCCAGGTAGTTGATTTGGCATACCGAGACATGGACAACCCCGACGGTGTGCAATTGGACGAGTGGCAGCGGTGGTTACTTCGTGCCATTCTGGAGCGTTACCCTGCCGACCACCCAGACCCTGAACTTGCTGGCAAACTTCGCTACCGAGCCGTGGTCTGTTCAATCCCTAGACAATCGGGCAAGTCACTCATCGGATCGATACTCGGGCTTTGGGGCGTCGCTATGCGTAACGGCCAAACGCTATCGCTCGCCAGCAACGTCGAGCAAGCCATGGTTATCTACTCCCGAGTATTGGCAACGATTATGGGCAACGAAGAGTTGAAGTCGATGTTCCGTAAGACAACTGAACGCCGTGGCATAGTCTCAGCTGACGGTTTATCTAGGTATGACGTTCGCCCGGCTAAAGAGTCCGCTCTTCAGGGTTTGCGTGTTGACACGGTTCTTGCTGACGAACTTCACATTTGGAAGAAGGGCATGTGGACGGCTGTGGTTCAGGGAACGACCGCCAGCCCCGAAGGTATCATCATCGGAATCACTACCGCTGGTGACGCCACGTCCGAAACCCTTATGGATCTCTACAAACAGGGCGACCGCTCAGTAAACGGAGACCCTGCTCTTGAACGCTTCGGCTTCTTCTGCTGGGAAGCACCTGAAGGCTCAGCCATCGACACAGAAGCAATTCTGGCCAGCAACCCTGCCGTTGAGTGTGGACGTATCCCACTTGACCGAATCATGACCGACTTGGCAACTATTCCTGAGCACGAAGCACGGCGTTACCGCTTGAATCAGTTCATCTCAGGCTCGAGCGAATCTTGGCTCCCTGCACCGGTCTTTTATGCGTGCCAGGCACAGGGCATTGCTGAGATTGAAGGCTGTGTGTTGGCTGTGGATGTTACGGCCACGCTTGACCATGCGACGATTAGTGCGGCGAAGAAGGTCGGCGACAAGGTTCAGACCGAACTCGTTGCGAGCCTTGTGAACCCCACTGAAGGCCGTTTATACGAAATGCTGGTATCACTGCTCCGAAACACTAAAGCGAACGCCATCGTGGTCGACGGTAGCCGTATGCCTAATCTCCAGAAGCGTTTGAAACAGAACGGTTTGCCGTTGTGGTCTTTGTGGTCGAAGGAAGTTGCAGCTGCGGCGTCAACATCGTTCAGCTTGTTCCAGCAGGGCCTGATTGAGTGGAATGGAACTGATCAGTTGCTAATTGCTCAGGTGCCACGTGGTGTGGTTCGTTACTCGGGCGAGAACTGGTTCCTCTCGAGGCGTGATTCATTTGGTGACATCGACGCAGTAACGGCAACCTTGATGGCTGTTTATGTCTCGGTGCAACATCAGCCAGCCACTATCGGAGTTTTCTAGACACGCCGAGTTACTTGACATAATGTAAGACCTTTGCATTATCATTTATGCGATGGCAAGTATCTGGCAACGCATTTTCCCTAAAACTGAGACTCGGGCAGTAACCCCTGTGATTCCGTCACGCTCATCGACTTTAGCCACTCCTGAATCGGCTCTAACGCTAACTGCGGTCTGGCGTAGCGTGCAGATACTTGCCACCACTGTTTCCAACCTTGGGCTAATCACCAAACGCTATGCGACCGGTATGGAAATGGTTATCGACAATCCTGCGTTCGTAAACAACCCTTCGCTAGTCATGAAGCGTCACGAGTTCATCTACTCGACCGCCAGCGACCTAGCACTTTACGGCAATGCTTTTTGGTATAAGTCATACGACTCTGCTGGCCGTGTAAACGATGTCATGCAGATTCCTTCTTGGCAGGTTACCGTTCAAACGGAGACCGACGCACTAAACGCTGCACGTCAATACGTTTACATGGACAAGGTTTACTCTGCTCGAGAGATTGAGCACTTACAGCTCTTCCCACGTGCTGGATGGCTCAAAGGCCCTAGCCCGATTGACACTTGCTCCCAAGACATCGTCGGTGCACTAGATCTACGCAACTACCAGGCGAACTGGTTCTCAAGCGGTGGCGTTCCTACTGGTGTGCTAAAGACCGGTAAAGAAATTACCCCTGACGACGCTCAGACAATCACTAACGCTTGGAACGCTAAGCAGGAGACTCGTCAGATTGCTGTGCTCGGTAATGGCTTTGAATACCAGCAAATCGCCCTGAAGCCATCTGAAGCCCTGTTTACCGAAGTATCTGCTCAGTCGGTTCAGCAAATCGCCAGGTTGTTTGGTATCCCACCACGCAAGCTAGTGACTGGTGTTGACGGAACTTCCGATACTTACTCAAACTTGGTCGACGAAGAATCGGCGTTCTACCGTGAGACCATCCAGGCATACACTCGCCCAATCCAAGACGCTCTCAGCAACTGTCTACCACGTGGCTCACGTGTCGAGTTCATGTGGGAAGACCTAGTTCTATCCAAGTCTGACCGTCTAGCAATGTGGGCTGACGCTATCGCCGCCGGTATCATCACCCCTGAATACGCCGCCAACAAAGAAGGCCTAAATGTCTGAAATTGAAACACGCTCTCTCGAGCTTCGACTTGAGAACCTAGAAGAACGCACCATCGTCGGTCTTGCTGTTCCTTACGGCCAAGACGCCAACATTGGTGGTTCATACGTCGAACGCTTCGCACCTGGAGCAATCGACTCAATCGAAGACGTAAAACTCTTCTACGGCCACGAAACACCAATCGGTGTCGTAATTGACGGCCGTGACACTGACAGCGGTTACGAGATCACTGCAAAAGTATCTGAAACCACTCTCGGCAATGATGTGCTTACGCTTATGCGTGACGGCGCTTTAAACAAGTTTTCGGTGGGCTTTGTGCCTGTTTCACAAGAACAGGATGGCTCAACGATTACACGCACCAAGGTTTCCTTGAAGGAAGTCTCGGTCGTGCCTTTTCCTGCCTATGCAGGTGCAAGTATCACCGAAGTGCGTGAAGAAGAGCGTGAAATCGTTCAGCCTGACGCACCAACCCCTACCCCAACCAAAGAAAGTGAGTCCGAATTGGAAAACACCAACATCGAACTCGACGTTCGCTCGGTTCAGGATGAAGTTGCAGAACTTCGTCGTGTTGTTGAGTCGTCTGTCGCCCCAGTAGCCCCTTCGGCTCCTGACTACATGAAGTTCCGTTCGTTCGGCGAGTATGCTCAGGCATTCGCAAAGGGCGACGCAGCTGCAATCGAATTGGCTCGTGCCGCTTCGACTTCGGCTGACACCTACGCCGCTCCTGGTTACATTGGCTACATCAACAAGCTAATCCAGAGCAACCGTCCATCGTGGAACGTATGGTCGTCTTCTGTTCTCCCAGCAAACGGCATGACCGTTGAATACGCTGCAATCACTGCTAACACCCTTGCAGTTGGCCAGCAGGA